GTCCTCCAGCAGAGCGTCTGAGACATTGGTCAGCTGGCAGCTGCCGGAAGCGAGAATGCCATAGCAGATGTCAGCAGCAAACTTCCGATCAGGCCGACTGAGAGAGCAGGAAATTTTTTCGGTAAAGCTGACGATTGCCTGTTTCATTTTCGGCAAAGATGTGCTAAAATCACTCATGGGAAATCCTCCTGTGGTTTTTGGCAGAGTTTTGAGTGGTGTCTTTATTCTACCATAAATCCAGCTGGATTTCCCTCTTTTTTTACTGTTCTTTTTGGCTTTTCTCTGTGGATAGTTTTCAACTATTTGCTTCAGATAGAAAATACGGAAACTCTAACAAGTTCACGGATGTCATTGGCGCTCATCCAGCCGTTCTGGCGTCCGATGGCGTAGCCGTTCATCCTGCTCTGGTAATCCCCGCGGAGCAGCCCGTCGAGGTTGAACTTGACGTAGTATTTCTTCTTCTCATCGGCAGAAAAAAGGGCCCGTGCGATACTCTGTTCCCACCGGGAGACCCAGGGGTCGAGGGTATACTTCACGAACTCCAGTGACTGCTGTTCAATATTGGAAAAACTGCTCTTCTCAAGGTCCCCGACCATGTGGGGAGGGACACGGAAGATACGCGCGATCTCGTTGATCTGGAACTTCCTTGTTTCCAAAAACTGTGCCTGTTCAGGCGAGATGCTGATTGGCGTGTATTTCATGCCCTCTTCGAGGACGGCGATCTTGTTGCTGTTCGCCGAGCCGCCGAAAGTCTGCTGCCAGCTCTCCCGGATACGGGCCGGGTCTTTTAATGTCCCCGGGTGCTCCAGGACGCCGCTGGGCGCTGCGCCGTTCGCAAAGAACTTGCTGCCGTACTCCTCGGTAGCGATGGCAAGGCCGATGGCGTTCTTCGCCATGGCAATGGGCGAATACCCCACGAGGCCGTCAAAGCCAAGGCCCGGGATGTGCAGCACATCGGAGGGGGACAGCCTCACCGTGGACTTTTTGTTAATCGGCGCGTCGTCACCCGAGACCATGTATTCGTAATAAAGCCGCCCCTTGTCGTCCCTGTCCACAGTCATGCGGTCAGGCATCAGGGGGTAAAGCCCGATCACGTCGCCCCTGCCGTTCCGGATGACCTGCGCATAGGCGTTGCCCCACAGGAGCAGGTGTGTCATGAGCGTCTCCCGGAACACGAAGGACGTCATCTCCGGGTTCGGCTCGTCATGCAGGATCGTATAGAGCGGGTGCTCCGTTGCCTTTGCCGTCCCTGTCTCCGTGTATTTATAAACGTGGAGCGGGAGGGAGGCTACCGCCTCTGACAGGATACGCACACAGGAATACACCGCCGTCATCTGCATGGCAGACCGCTCGTTTACCCGTTTGCCGGAGGACGAGCCGCCCATGAAAAAGCTGTAGGCACTGCCTGCCGTCCTGTCCTGAGGCTTGTCCCTTGACTTGAATAACCCGCTTAAGATACCCATACCTACCACCGTCCTTCCTTACAAAATGAGCAGCCCCCGTGTGTCATAAACGCTCTCGCCGGAGTCGTTCCCGCACCGGATCGCCCTGTCAAGTGCCATGATGGCCGCGACCGCGCCATCGATCTTTTCTGTGCTCTTTGCCTTGTCCGCCTTGATGTTCCCCGCAGGGTCCTGCCGGATGAAGATGTTGTCCATCATCCAGCGGAGTACCGGGTGCCCGCCGTGGGCTACCCGCTTCTCAAGGGTCAGCTTCATCAGTTCCTTTGTCGGCGGGCTCATGTCCTTGAAGCCCTGGCCGAACGGGATGACCGTGAAGCCCATGCCCTCGAGGTTCTGCACCATCTGCACGGCACCCCAGCGGTCGAAAGCGATCTCACGGATGTTGAACCGTTCGCCGAGGTGTTCGATGAACTGCTCGATGAACCCGTAATGGACCACGTTGCCTTCCGTGGTCATGATGTACCCCTGGCGTTCCCAGACGTCGTACGGAACATGGTCCCGCTTTACCCTGAGGTCAAGCGTTTCCTCCGGCAGCCAGAAATAAGGGAGGATGCAGTACTTATCGTCCTCGTCCTCCGGCGGGAAGACCAGGACGAACGCTGTGATGTCCGTTGTGGAGGAAAGGTCGAGGCCGCCATAGCAGACACGCCCTTCGAGGGCATCCTCGGATACCGGGAAGGCACAGGCGTCCCATTTGTCCATCGGCATCCACCTTACGGACTGCTTGACCCACTGGTTCAGCCTCAGCTGCCGGAAGGCGTTCTCCTCGCCCGGGTTCTGCTGTGCCGACTCGCAGGCGGCCTTCACCTTGTCGATACCGACCGTGATGCCGAGGGAGGGGTTCGCCTTCTTCCAGACCGCCGGGTCTGTCCAGTCCTCTTCCTCGCCCGCGCCGTAGATCACGGAATAGAAGGTCGGGTCGATCTTCCTGCCTTCTTCAATGTCTATCGCCTTCTGGTGCACCTCGTAACAGATGGAGTTCGTATCGTTCCCGGCTGTCGTGATCAGGAAATACAGGGGCTGCATCCGGGCATCGCCCGACCCCTGGAGCATGACGTCAAATAATTTCCTGTTCGGCTGCGTGTGCAGCTCGTCAAAGATCACCCCGTGGGTGTTGAAGCCGTGCTTGTTCGCCACGTCCGCCGACAGTACCTGGTAGGAACTGTTTGTCGGCTTGTATACCAGTTTCTTCTGTGATTCCAGTATCTTTACCCTCTTGGAGAGGGCCGGACAGAAACGCACCATGTCTACGGCTACGTCAAATACGATCTTCGCCTGGTTGCGGTCAGCGGCACAGCCGTACACTTCTGCACGTTCCTCGCCGTCCCCGCAGAGGAGGAGGAGTGCCACCGCTGCGGCAAGTTCGCTCTTTCCCTGCTTTTTCGGGATCTCGATATATGCCGTGTTGAACTGCCTGTAACCGTTCTCCTTCAGCACGCCGAACAGGTCGCGTATGATACGCTCCTGCCAGTCGATCAGTTCGAACCGTTTCCCCGCCCACGTGCCTTTCGTATGGCAGAGCTGTTCGATAAACGCCACCGCATAGTCCGCAGCCCCCTCGTCATAATGGGACGTCTCAGCCATGAACCTTGTCGGTGTGTAATCCTTCAGTTTCCTCATCATCCGTGCCGCCACCTTCTTCCTCATCTTCTACCGGGATCAGCCAGGACGGGTCCGGCACCATTGCGTCATAAGGCAGTTCAGTCCTGTCTATCAGAAACCTCATATAAACCTCCGGTATTAAAAAAGGGCCTGCCCCCGGCAAGCCCGTGTACGGGAAACAGCCCCATAGGGGCCGTCCCTCTGCGTTATACCTTTTTTACTCCTGCCGCCCGATCCGGCAGGTCATGCCATCCACGTCCACGATCTCGTAGCGGTTTCCCCGCCAGAGCACTTCGCGGATACGGATACCGGTGTAGGCGTTGCTCCTCTGCCTGTCGGAAATGACCTCGCCGTGTTCCTCCATCCAGTGGGCAAGGCGTCCCATCAGCCTTGACTCCTGTTCCATCCTGTCTGCGTAGTTCATCCGGCGCCCCCTTACTGCCGCATCGCCCAGGCGATGGCGTGGCCGTCGTCCTCAAATTCGACCCCGCTGGCGGCTCTCAGCCCGATTGTGCCTTCGCAGGAAAGGTCGCCGTCAAGGTGCTCGTAAACTGCGCCGAAGTAGCAGGGCTTGTCCTTCCCGTTGTAGAAGTATCCTGCGAGGAGCACCCTTTCCCCGAAGTTCAGGACCTTGCTCCACCTGCATTCGAGGTCTTCCGGTGTGGTGGGGTTCGGCAGCCTGTAGGTTCTCATTGCTTCGTTGATCGTCATGTCTTTTACCTCCGTTCGTTTTGGTATGTACATATATCACTCTGAACGGGGATAATAGCAAGTTAATTCCGGGGATAAATGTGACAATTATCCCCGGAAAAACTGTGTATATTATGCCTCACCCGTAAGGATGAAGCGCACGTATCCCTTCCGGTCCTCCTCCAGGTAACACACCAATTCGTAAAAGCCCCTGTCGAAGGCAAGCCTCTGCACCGCCGGGATGTCAAACATGTTCGTAAGGCCGGTGTCGCGGATGGCCAGTACCTGTTCCTTAACTGTCTGCGTCATCGGTGCACACCCCCAGTCCCATTACCAGTTTGGTGTAAACGGCCGTGTACCGTTCGCATTCGGAACCTTCCGTGGCGGCCATGCCCTGCAGGAAGAAGTCCGCTGCCTCTTTCCGGCTGTCCCATACCTTCCGCTCGCCGTAGCAGACGGTCGTTACCGTGTCGAGTTTCCTTACGGCGTCTTCGCCCCAGACCACGTTCAGCCCGCTGCCGTTGTCCCACCGCATCAGGAGGGATCCTGTATCGTCCACGCCGAGTACCGTGCCCTTCGTGCCGGCAGGCGGTGCCTGTATGTCATCCATTCGGACAAGTTCCACGCGGGTACCTGCCGGATACTCCCTGCGGATGCGTTCCACTGTCTCTTTATTCGGAAACCTCATGGCCTGCACCCCCGTTCCTGAATGCGGATGAACCTGTCAGGTTCTCCAGAAGGATCTTCCGGTCTTTCTTGTACTCCGCCCCGATGAACCCAAGCCGGAGGAGGAAGCACCGGAATGCGTACTTTTCGTTGCTGACTTCCTTTTCCTTTGCCGTGACCCGCTTGGCCTCCCGGCTCATCCTGCAGAGGGCTGTGATGAATTTGGTGTAGGCGGCGGCATGGTCCGCGTCCGGATTCTGGAACCAGGGAAATGCCACCCTGTCTTCCTTCATCTCGATGCGGATGTCCTCCGCGCCCAGTGCCTTTTTGATCAGTGCCCCCTTGGCATCGAGGAGTTTCGTGAGGTTGCCTACGTTCACCTTGTCAAAGGGGACCTCCACCGTAAGCCCCGTGCTTTCGCCCTGCGCCGTGTCCAGCGGTCCTTCCGTTACTTCAACGGTTCCGTTTTCTGCGCGATCCTGCGGCTCACATTCAAAGCCTGCGGCGGCGATGGCTTCAAGCACCTTTTTGGCGTCCGTGCCGCCGCCATATTCCAGGGTGCCGTCCTTCAGGATCCGGTAAGGCCCGGCCTCATAGGCCGCGCTCGGCATCCCCAGGTACTTTGCCTTTGTCCCGATGGCCTCCGAAACCACCTTCACCAGTTCCTTCCGCTTTGGTCCTGTTACGTTGTACTTAACCTGCATTGTGCGTACCTCCTTGTTTTTTGGTATGTACATACATCACTCTAAAGCCCGTAAATAGCAAGCGGAAAACGGGTATTCCGAAGTCAAATATCCGTTTCCTGCCCGCCCCGGAACTGTGAGTAATACACAATGCCCGAAAGCACGAATACCACGCAGGGGAGTGCCACGCCGTTGCCCCACATCTTATATTCAGCGGAGTCCGAGTATGGGTCTGTGAGCCATTTCCTGACCTGTTTCGAGGTCTTCGGCTTGCCGCCTGGGTTCGTGGCCTTCCGCCATGTCTCGAACGCCTTGTACCAGAAATACATCTCTTCGTCCGTGGGTTTTTCCGTGCCAAGCCCGCTGCACCACCAGTCGGGGAATCCCTGCAACCTCGCGCATTCGGTCGGCGTGAGCCTGCGGACGATGTAGTCAGCCCCGTCCCGGTCGTTGATGAGCGGCGGGTCTTTATAATCCGTAGCCACCAGGGTGTTCGCCTGTTCCTTCTGGGCGTCCATGAAGAAGGAGTTCTTGGATGCACAGTAATGCTCGACCGCCACCGCATGCTGTTCCGTGGCGTTCAGCGTGAAACTGACGTTGTCCTCGGAATACCCGCTGCCCCTGTGGGACGGCCTCGCGCCGTTGCCCTCCAGTGCCACGACCGCCATGCCGCCCTGGTTGCAGGAGGGGTTGCCCCCGTTTCCGTCCAGGGTCCGCGAGGTGTCCGCCTCATAGAAACCGCTGTGCGGGTTGGCCGACTTCATGGCGTTCGAATCCTTGGAGCAGATGCCGTATACCTTCGGCTGGAACAGCGTCTGGTCGTTATGCGTCCCGAGGGTCGCCGACTTGTCGTCCTGGATGAGTGCGCCTTTGCCTCCGCCTTCGCAGCCGGAGCGGATCTTCAGCGTTTTCGGCGTCTCCACCACGAACGGCTGGTTGTTTCCGCCGGTGCCGAAGGTGGAAAGGACGGTCTGCGCCACATCGAGCGGGCCGGTATAGCGGCTGTCCTGTGAGTGGTTCTCAAATACGAGCGGGGGATGGTTCGCCCTGGCGCGGAGCGTGTTCGTCACATCTTCTGTGACATCCATCCGCTGTCCGCCCTGGTCGTTCAAGCACAGAGTGCCTGCTTCTCCAGTGCCTTCTTCAGCATGACAGGCAGCTCCTTGCCACGAGCGGAAGCCCTCCGCAGAATACCCAGACACGCCTTCTGACTCAAATAGTATTTTTCCGGCACTCCCGCCTGTAAAATCTGCGACAAGGTAGATACGTTTTCTTCTCTGGGGCACTCCCCAGTATTGGGCGTCCAGCATTCTCCAGGCAACGGAGTAACCGTCTCCCATGATGCTCCCTGCGTACTGCCACTTCTTAACCGGAGGGACAGATACGGTTTCATCTGCGATGCGGCAGATGCTTTCGAGGACACAGCGGAAGTCTTCTCCCTTGTTTGAGGAGAAGGCGCCGGGGACGTTTTCCCAGACGATATATCTTGGATATTTTCCATTGGTCTTTTCCCTCATTTCCTTAATGATACGGACGGCCTGATAAAAAAGACCGGAGCGGTTGCCGTCCAGTCCTTCCCGTTTGCCCGCGATGCTCATGTCCTGGCAAGGCGAACCGAATGTTATGATATCCACAGGTTCGATACTCCCGCCGTCCATCAGGGAGACATCACCGTAATGTTTCATCTGCGGCAGGCGCTTTGTGGTCACCCGGATGGGGAACGGCTCGATCTCAGATGCCCATACCGGGGTAATGCCGGAGAGCAGTCCGCCGAGCGGGAAACCGCCGGAACCATCGAAGAGGCTGCCAAGGGTAAGATTACTCATTCGGCACCCCCATTTCCGCATAACTGGTCTTTTTCCCGCCGCGGACAACATATACGTCCGCAGGGTCGTTGCCTTTAAGCTGCAGGTAGCGTTTGACCGCCACGTCCACGAACTTGGGTTCAAGTTCGATCCCATAGCAGGATCGGTTCAGCTGTTCGCAGGCAACCAGGGTGGAGGCTGAGCCGAGGAAGCCGTCCAGGACGAGGCCGTTGGTCTGCGTGCACTGCTTGATGAGGTACGCGATCAGCGGCACGGGCTTGGACGAAGGGTGCCCGCAGCCGTCCTCTTTGGCATTTTTGATCCCGTCGAATTCGAACACGGACTTCTGCTTCTGGTCACCGTACCAGATGTGCCTGCCATCCCTGCGCCAGCCCCAGATGATCGGCTCCATGTTGAATTTCCAATCGGTACGCATAAGCGGTGCCCTGGGTTTCTTCCAGACAAGCCCCGCGCCGACCTTGAACCCGGCGTCCTCGTAGGCGTCATAGAATACCCTCGCCTTCATCGTGGCGTAAAAGATGTAGATCGACGCATCCTTCGCCATCGCCTCATGGAACTGTTTGAAGGCGGCAAGCAGGAACTTGTATCCCTCTTCATCGGAAAGGTCGTCGTTTTTGATCTTCCCGACGGAACTCTCCAACGCCACGAGGTACGGCGGGTCGCTGCAGACGAGGTTCACCTTCGTGTCCCCGAGCAGCGCCTTATAGGTTCCCGGGTCTGTGGAGTCACCGCAGATGACCGTGTGCCTGCCAAGGTGCCAGATGTCGCCTGCCTGGGAAAACGCCGGGCGCTCCAGTTCCGCATCTACATCAAAATCATCGTCTTCGGCGTCTGTCCCGTCATCGAACAGTTTTGACAGTTCCTTTTCGTCAAAGCCTGTGAGGGACAGGTCGAACGCTTCTGCCTGCAGGGCTTCGATCTCCACGCGCAACAGTTCCTCGTCCCACCCGGCGTCCATTGCCATGCGGTTGTCAGCAATGATGTAGGCTTTCTTCTGTGCCTCCGTAAGGTGGTCGGCGAACACGCAGGGCACTTCTTTGATGCCCTCCTCCTTCGCTGCGAGGATCCTGCCGTGGCCGGCGATCACGTTATAGTCCCTGTCGATGATGACGGGGTTCACAAAGCCGAATTCCCGTAAAGAAGCCCGGAGCTTGTTGATCTGCTCCGGGCTGTGTGTCCTTGCATTATTGATATAGGGGACCAGTTTGCCGGTCTCCACGAGCTGCATCTCACTTGTGGTCTTCATAACGTACCAGCCCCCATTCCGCAAATTTCTCAAAACCGCCGATGGACATGATGTAGTCCCTGGCAGTCTCCACGATGTCCCGGTAAGGGATACCGTCGACCTCCTCATCGCCGATGGCGCAGCAGACCTCCACGGGGATCCCTGTCTCCTGTGCCTGCAGCCATGCGTAGATGTTCAGGCTCACGTCCGCCTTGCTGAGGTCCTTCCCGTGCAGGCCGCCGCCCGTAACGGAATCAGCCATGTCCGAGCCGAGTTTCCGGTTCGTAGCCCCTGAATCCACATCCGTGCCGCCCGTCCAGTCACCCAGGGGGTTGACCTCCGCTGCCGGGTACACCTCTTTGATGTGTGCAGTATCCGCATTGCTCTGGCAGATGATGAGCCTCGCCTGGTCAAGGATGAACTTCCCGTCATAAGGGAATGTCTTATACATAAATGCAGCGATCTGTGTAAGGGCTTTCTGCTCCTCCGTCACAGGCACGCCGCGGAAAATGCCGTTGTCGCCGCACCGCACCATGCCCTCCTGGTTGCCGGAGAGGTGTGCGTCCTGCGGGAACTCCCTGTAGTCGGTAACAAGGCTGCCGCCGATGCGCTTTACGATCGCCTCCACCTCTTCTTCAGGGATGTGTACTGATGTCTCCGCGATGATATGGCAGGTGCCGTGCCCGATGAGGACCTCCACAGCCACCCTCGGGTCTTTCTCCCTTGCGTATGCCGCGTCAACAATGGCCCCGGCGATACGGTCCGCCACCTTGTCAGGATGTGCGGGGTTCACTTTCTCAAACATAACCGTTCCTCACTTTCTGTTCCTTGCGCGGAGCAGGCGCTCCATCACGTCATCCTGCGGGCTTGCCCCGTCATATTCCACGGAGCAGTTCTCACGGACGATCTGGTAGATCTGGAACCAGTCCGCATTGACCTGTTTCTTGTAGTCACGGCTCATTGACACATACGGCGATGCGATGGCATTCCCGGTCGTTGGGTGCTTCGCCAGGTAGCCGAACTCGGAGATCGCCTCCTCGCACTGGATCCACCTGGCCACGCTCATCGCGTACTGCTCGATCAGCTGGTTGTTTACTAACATTTCACAGCCCCGTGCCCTGAGCCATTTGTAGGTTTCACGGAATATCTCCTCGGCACACAGTTCGCTGCCGTTCTTCTGCCTTGCTTTCAGGTAGTCGCGGACAGGGGGGATGTCCTCACCCTCGATATCCGCAGGCTCCGGGAAGTCGTCCGGCATCACGAGCGTGCCCCTGGCTGTACCGTCCGTGATCTTGTCCACCAGGGGTTTCCGTTTCGGCCCGGTTCCCGGCCTCGGTCCGCCCCTGTTCGTTCCGTCTTTTGCCACACCGGCACCTCCTTTCCCAGTGGCAGGGGGTTAATACCCCGTTTGAATACAAAAATTCGCACAGGAGCCCCCGCGCCGTTGCCCGGGACCTTGGTGCGTAGGGATTCGACCCGCCCCTCGGCCTACCGCCGTATCTGCCTGTCGCCCATCTCCATGTGGATCTTCGTATGGCAGGACTGGCATAGGCTCATCAGGTTCGACGGGTCATGGGTTCCGCCCTGTGAGATCGGCAGGATATGGTGCACTTCCTCCACAGGGGTCAGGATGCCGTCTGCAAAGCACCGCTCACAGTACGGGTGCTCCCGCACATACCTGTTGCGGATGCGCTGCCAGGCCCTCCCGTATTTTTTGTTCGTCTCCGGGCTGCGTTCGTGTTTGTTGTACTGCCGCTCCGCCATTGCCTTGTGTTCCTCGCAGTACTGGCCGCCTTCCACGGCAAGCCGCGGGCAGCCGTCCCATGCACAGCCCCTTCTCGGACGTCTCGGCATATGGCCACCTCCGTTTCCGGGCATAAAGAAAGCCCCACGGGATCTCTCCCATGAGGCCGCCGCCTTCAATCTTTTTTGCTATTGTAACTATACCACGGGTCAATAGTGCCATACCGTGCCAAACCGTGCCAACCTTCACTCAGGGAGGGGGAAGTTCTGCAGCGCCGAGCCGTGGATGCGGTGTACGGTGCGGAGGGAGACGTTGACCATTGCCGCGATCTCCTCCCACGTGCAGTTGTCCAGGTAACGGTAGCGAAGTACCATCTGTTCTTCATGACTTGCAAGCATATCGATCCTGGTGTTGATGTCTTCCCGGAGGGAGACAAGGTGCGTGACCTTTTCCTCCACGTCCCTCTGTATGGCATCGATCTTCTCCAGGCAGCGCACGAACGGTGCGTCTGCCGGGCGGTTGGGGTTATGGTGTTCTTCAAAGCTGCTGCCGGCTACGCTGGTGGAAAGGTCACGCCAGTAGTCGATCTCACGAAGGCGGCAGTTGATCAGTGCGTCCAGGTGCCGTGCCTGGTTCAGGTATTCCTTCGGCGTCATCCGTCAACCTCCTGATTTAAGGAGCGTATGAGCGTTTCACCGTCAAGGCTTGTCAGCGCCGTAAACCACTGCGACCGGAAGAACCGTTCCACCTCTTCCTTGTCGGAAAGGGCCTTCCTGTTCCTGGGGTTTGCCCTGAGGGACTTCAGCGCCACCCGGTAGTCCTTGGCTGCCTGGAGGACGATGGCATTCGCCAGGTCTTCATAATTTGTGATGCCGCCCATATGCGATACCTCCTGTATTTGATAGGCACCGTTGCATTGGGGCATTGCTACTTTGTTTCAGTGCAGGGGGCCTTCAAGGACGGCCCGCACCTCGTCCACGGAACGCACCACCAGGGCTGTCCCGCCTGCGGCGAGGATTTTCCTTATGACGGCCTCCTGCAGTTTCGTAGGTTTTCCTTTTTCCGTCTTGACCTCGAAACCGTAGAAATGGCCGCCGATGCAGGCAATGATGTCGGGGATGCCTGCCGTCCCGTACATGCCGCCGTGCTCCTTCCAGCAGAAGCACCCCGGTATGCCCTTCAGGTACCGCATGATCGCTTTTACAATGTCCGATTCGTTCATCTGTTCCATAAACCTCCGTTATCTCAACGCCTGGAACACGAGGAACACGAAAAATCCCATATCACTGTAAATTTGTTTGTAAAAACAGGGGTCATATAAAAACGTGTATTAAATATGGGGAGATAGGGATTTGGTGTTCCCACGTGTTCACGTGTTCCGGCACCGCTGTCCCGCGCAGCCCGCGCACGGGGTTACCCAAGTACCTCGCCGAGCCTGATCCCGGACAGGATGCGCCTCTTCGCCACACGGTCGATGTCCCGGGTGACGCCGGGGAATGCCGCCGTGATCTGCTGCACGAAGTTCTTCTGTGAGTACGGTTTCAGCCCGCACTCCTCGCAGTAGCCCTTGTATGCGTTGAAGAGTTCCGTTGACCCGGCACTGTAGGATGCGTCCATCTCGCAGTATTCCTTGACGAATGACAGGACGGAATCCGACTCCTCCCGGTACTGCTGCAGCTCGTCCGCGTTGACCTGGGTCTCGGAGAACACGTAATGGTTGTTCATGAGCCTGCGCAGCCCTTCCAGGGCAAAGAGGAAGATGCCGTCAGCCTCCATGCGGAACTTGTCGAGGAGTTCCGGGTCACGCTTGTCCTGGGGGACGGTATGGCTGAAGCGGATGATGATGAGCCGCCGGTAAAAGCCCTCCGACCGGTCCCCGTAGTTCTTCGGGATGCTGTTGCAGGAGAACAGGAGCCTTGCACTCGACTGGAAGGAGAACGGGTTCTTGTTCTTCTTCTCCACGGTCAGGTAATCCTCGCCCACAAGGGCCTTGAAGATGCCGTTATCGTCAATGTTCTTCGTGGGCAGGTCTGCGAATATGTTCGCCAGCTTGCCGAACAGTTCCGCGGTCTTGAACCGCTCGTTCAGCGCCTGCCAGGATACGTTGGACACGTTCTGCTTGCCGAGCAGGACATCGTTCAGGACCCGCAGCAGTACGGATTTCCCGGCGGAGGCCACGCCCACGATGACGAAACATTTCTGGGCAGAGTTCACCGGGATGAGGAAATAGCCGAGCATCTCCTGGATCAGCTTCACCTGGTCCATGTCCCCGCCCATCGACTCCGCAAGGAACTTCTTGAAGAGCGGGCAGTCCGCCTTCCTGTCGTATGTCACGTTCAGCTGTACGGTCGAATAGTATTCCGGCGTGTGCGGTTCCAGTGTGTCCTCCAGGACGTTGTAAAGCCCGTTCCTTACGTTGATGATGTAGGGGTTCGCGTTCAGTTCGCGGATGTCCCGCTGCACAAGGAGCCGCCACTGCTTCTCCGCATCGATGATCTGGGACATCTTCGTCTCACGGACGAGCATCTTCTCCTGCACCAGGCGCTGCGCCTCCATCTCGCTCATCTCGGCATACACGCCGCCCCGGTAGCTGAAATGCTGCTCCGCAGCGTAGAATACCTGCTGTGCCTCGGACATGTCCTTCGCAAGGACACCGGGGAGGAAACGCAGGCCCTTTTCGGTCGGTTCGTACCAGTCCGGGATGGCAGTCCCGGCTTTCGCCCTCTTTGCCGCCTTGCCCGCCTGGTAGGACTTCGCCGCTTCCTTGTAGACCTGCATCAAGGATTTCAGGAAGGAAGCCTTCAGCTTGAAGTGGTCACGGATCTCGGAATTGACGATGACGTCCGCCGTCACAACGTCCTGGTTGTACAGGTAGTCCGTCACGTACTTCTTCGCCGCCTGCAGGTCCTTTATCGCCTCGCCGGTGGCCGTGATCCCATGCAGGATGTCAAGCAGGACGTCAGGCCCCATCGGCTGGTAGCACCATGCTGCGGGCGACTTCACCGGGCATTCCCCGGCAGCGTACTTCGGGCACTTGAACCCCTTCTCGCAGATCGTTTTGCAGGTGATCGGGTTCGTCCCGCTCTCCAGGAAATGGTTGACCTTCTTCTGCGTGCCCGCCTCCGTGTATCCGGGGTAAGGGGCTGAGAGTTTATGGATCAGGTCCGTGCCGCCCTCGAACGGGGCGAGGTTCGTGATCATGGCATACCAGTCATGCTCAGGGAGGGATGCGGCGTCATCGCGGCAATGCTGCAAAAACACACAGGACCGCATGACCATGTCAATGCCCTTCTCCATGCCGGCCTTCCGCTCCACAGGCGACAGGTCCACCTCCGGCAGCACGTCCGACAACTGGTCCTGCGTGTATTTGCGTTCCGGGTGGAAACTGACGCAGGTGACCTCAACAGGCGGGTCCTTCTTGCAGTGGTTGAAACCGGGAAGCCGCATGACCCTCGACTCGTTCACGCACATGGGGTCGCCGTCAAAATGTTTGACGAGCTGTGCCTGTACCGTCCGGAAACGTTCCACCTTCGCCGATGCGTCCATGAACCAGTAGACGTGGTAGGATTTCCGCGTCTTCATGACCATGGAAGGGGGGAGGGGGAAGGCTTCGATCTTCCTCTGCTGCTCTTCGAAACTGTCGTTGTCCATCTCCACGAACTGGGCGTTGACCCTCGTGATATTTGCATCGTCATGCCCGCCGTAGTTGACCACGAAGAAGATGCCCCTGCCCAGGGCGTTATGGTTCTTCAGCGTATCCTCGATGCCCTTGTACTTACCGCACTCGCACTGCAGCTTGCTGCCCGGGTACGTACCGCCCTTTTTGTCGTCAAAGACACGGAAACAGACCATGTCCGTAGGGTTGAAAAGGCTGCCGAGTACGTCCGTTACCGTTACGTTCATGCATCCACCTCCATATACTTCACGGGGATATGCAGGCGTTTCGCCTCCCGTACCTCCTGCTCCATGCCGGGGGACAAGGGTCCGAAAGCCCATACCTCGTCACACACCTTTAGGAGTGCCAGGCCGAACAGGAGACCCAGTTCCCTCTGGGCGGGGTCGCCATCGTCAAGCACCTGTGGGTACATGAGGTGGGCTGCAACGGGCATATAGCCCCTGCTGACCACCAGGCGGCAGTACCGCACCGCCGCCTCCGTGTTCTTTTCAGTGTCCCCGGCATACGGGGACGCAACATAAACCTTCCTGCGGTTCTTGTCCGCAAACCGCCGCTTCTGCTCCCGGCGGTATTCGCGCATGGCGTTGCTGATGGCCATGCCCTCTGTCGGGCTGTTATAGCCCTCGCTGTTCTTATACATAGGTCAGTCCTCCAGTTCTTCCATCGTCCCGAAAGTCCTGCCTGCGGATGCCTCTGCCACCAGGGGGAGGTCGAACTCCGGGAACGGCTGCGGTTCCATACACGACTTGATGTAGGAAACAGCCTCCGTGAGTTTCCCCTCCGGGATGATAAAGGTCAGTTCGTCATGGATCTGCAGGATCGGTTTCAGCCACGGCCTCTCCGGCAGCCCCTCAAGGAGCCTGCCAAGGGACAGCTTGATGATGTCCGCCGCCGTGCCCTGTATCGGGGTGTTCATGCTGCACCGCTCGGCAAACGACTTCTTCCCCCAGTCGTCAGACCGGATATTCGGGAGGTAGCGCCTCCTGCCGAGCCTTGTCTCGGAATACATCCGCCGTGCGGCATCCGCCTTCGTCTCCTCCTGCCATGTGACCAGCGCAGGGTAGCCTGCTTTCAGGTTCCGGATGATCTCTTCACATTCACTGACCGATTTATCAACCCCTGCCTTGAACTTCAGCGTCTTCTGGAGGCCGCGCGGGAACAGGCCGTAGAACGTACCGAAGTTCACGTTCTTCGCGATCGTCCTGCGTTCCTTGTAGTTCTCCGCATGCTTGTCCTGGGCCTGGGCATAGGGGATGTTGAATATTACAGATGTAGTGGCGGCGTGGATGTCCCCGCCCGTGCGGTAGGTCTCCATCATGGTCCTGTCCTGGCAGTAATGCGCCCCTACGCGCAGCTCGATCTGTGAGTAGTCGCAGCTGACGATGAGGTGCCCTTCCGGGGCCCTGATGAAGTTCCGGACGCCGATGGGGTCGTTCGTCTTCCGCGGCGCATTCTGGAGGTTCGGGGAATTGCACGAGAACCTCCCCGTGTCCGTGGACAGCGCATAGAAGTTGGGGTGGATGCACCCGGTCACGGGGTTCACGTATTTCAGGTAGCCCGTGATGTATGTGGACGTGATCTTGTTCCACTTGCGGTATTCCTGCACGAGTTCGAAAAGGTGCGACAGTTCCGGGCGGTTCACGTCACACCACTCCTTCAGCTGGATCATGACCGCATCGTCTGCCGCCTCCCGGTTCTTCTCCGTGGTCCGGAAGACAGGGAGGGAGAGGTCGTGGAACAGGTACTTCTTGAATTCGTTCGTGCTGCAGTTGCTGCCGATCTTCACGTCCCCGGTGATGCCGGCGATCTCCGTCCGGATCCGTTCCATCTCCCGGTCAGCCTCCGCCTTCCGCTGCATCATGAGGGGGATGTCCACGGGGACACCGTTGTACTTCATGATCCCGAGGTATACGGATGTCGGGGACTCGATGTTCTCCACGATCCACCTGTGCCGGGGGAGGTACCTGTCGAACCAGCCGTTGAAGATATGCATGAGCCGGAGCGCAAAATCAGCATCGGCACAGCTGTAGCGGATGGTCTCCGGATCTTCCGGGTCCAGTTCGTCAAAGTGCCTGCCCTCCGTGACCGCCTCAAATGACGGCAGCGGTTCTCCGCACAGTTCTGCCGCCAGCTTTTTAAGGCCGGAGTCGGACAGCTTGCGGAATTCGGTCGCCGTCTTCAGCGTCATCTGGCTTGCGGCGATCGTGTCATACACCGGTGCCTGTGTCACGATGCCGTACTTATATGCGAACATGGACTCGAAAGCCATGTTGTGAGCCACTTTCACGATCGATTTGTCTGTCAGGAAACCATGCAGGAACGTGAGGAACTCGTCCCTGTCCATGTTGGGCCCGTTTTTGAAGGCGAACGGTATCATGATCCCTGTCCCTTCCTTCACGCTGATGCTCAGTGCGCAGGGGTGGCTGCGTGCGGCATCGAGCGCCGCCTTTTCCTCTTCCCGGTACGTTTCGTCCGGGGCTGTCTCAAAGTCATAGCCCGCTTCTGACGCCCCGGCCATATATTCGTGTATGCCGGCAAGCGTGTTCACGAGCCTGTAATCCGTTTTCTTTTCCATAGGTGTCTCCTTATGGCAAAGCCTCCGGAAGGGTATGGCTGCCCTCCCGGAGTCCTGCGCTTCTCCGTACTTATTTCAGGGGTTCGATGACTTCCCCGGTCTCCGCATCCACGAACGGCGTATCCCCGTCCCCGGCAAGGGATGCAATGGTGAGGTTTGCCGCATATGCCTTGACCTGCTCCACCATCTGGCTGACCGCCGCCCTTTCGTCCGCGCTGAGCACACGCTCGAAGGTAAAGGCCGCCTGGGAGTATGCGATGCCGGACGCGCTCGTGGCCTTCTTCAGGCTGACCTTCGTCACCACCTGGGAGAGTTTCCTCCCCTTGGACAGCTGGCGCTTGACGTACTTCGTGAACTCTTTCAGCGAACCTGTCGGCAGGGACAATACCATCGGGAACAGTTCGTTCTCCATGAGGATGTAGATCATCCTGCGGTTCTTGCATGCCTTAGCCTGCCCCTCGCCGCTGCCGAACTGGTTATACGGGCAGCTTGCGCAAAGCCCGCCCGGGTCTCCGGTACCCTGGATGCCGTTGAACGAACCGCAGTCCGGCGGGTTTGACCCGCCCTGGTACTTCTCGCGGTAGAACGCATACGCCGGATGGTGGAGGAGGATAACGCCCTTCACGTCTTTTACCAACTCCGTCTCATCGTTATCACCGGGGATCTCGAAAGCGGTGGACCCGCCTGCCGGGATCTTGATACGGTCAAAGGTCAGCTGGAGTCCTGCAAGGTCCTCAGCCGCCTCCCCCAGGGCGTCCGTGTTTGCAAGTGCCGCATAGCCGGATGTTACAGCCATATCTGTAGTCTCAACATTCTTCTTATCTGACATTTCAATGTCCTCCTGTTTTATCGGAATGGGTTTTTACTTCCTGTGTTGCATTGCTGCGTTGTAATAAGGTCATCCCTTGCGGACGCCGACAGTCACTTTCTCGTAAGCCGAGACGACGCCTGCCAGCCACGGCGGGATCTCGTCACCGTTCGCCGCCTTCTGCTCCTTTACGAAGGATGCCAGGGTGTTGGCATTGACGGTCTCGACCACGAGCGAACCGTAGCCGTTGTCCTTGAGCGTCTGCATGAGTTCGTCCTTGCGGCCGGCAGCCGGGGACGCGAAGAGCCTGGTGTTCAGGTAGAACGTGCTCCCGTTCCGGGAAAAGCGTTCCACTTCCTGCTCCGCCATCGCATCCGACAGTGCCAGGTCGAGCTGCTCGATCTCGGCATTCACTTCCTTGACCTGGGCGTCCAGTTCCTTCTTGTGTTCCTTGGCAGCTTTGAGCCGGTCTGCCATCTCAAAGATCTCGTTATTCATGGCGCGTACCTCCTTTCCACTACCTTCCGGATTTATCAACCCCCGCGCAGGGTCAGTCCCCGAACGGGTTCCGGCCCTTGCGGTAATCGTCAACGAGCGTCTTGGCAAGGTCCACCTTGCTCCGGAGGGAGCGGAGCACTTTGCGGTCCACAGTCCCCGTGCACGTCAGGTAGATGTAGTGGCAACGCTTCGCCTGCCCCACGCGGTGGATGCGGGCTTTCGCCTGGTCAAAGTTCGACATCGAATAATCCAGGGAATAGAACACCATCATGTTCGCTGCTGTCAGCGTGATGCCGAGCCCTGCCGCCGCGATCTGTCCAACGAACACACGGCATTCCGGGTCGTTCTGGAACCTTGCGACCTCTGCCGCCCGGTCCTTTACACCGCCGCGCACTACGGCATAGGGGATCTTCTTTTTTTGTAGGAGTTCCTCGATATCATTGAGTTCCGGGACGAACCTTGCCATGACCACGGCCTTCTGCCCCTGGTCAGCAGCGGAATCGAGGATGTCGGAAAGCGCATCCAGCTTTGCCGTGCTGATGCGGTGGTCCCCGGAGTCATCGTCCGTGACGTGCCCGCCCGTCAGCTGTGAGAGCCGGAGGAGCTTCGTCAGGACGTTCATGGCAGTGACCTCCCCGTCCTTCAGTTCCGTGAACGAATCCTGTTCCAGTTCCCTGTATGCCTTCATGGCCTTCGGCTCCAGGGCAACGGGCACTACCTCTTCGGTGACCTCCGGCAGGTCAAGGCACTCCGCCTTCGTAACGCGGTAGGCGATACTGTGCATCCTGCGAAGGAAGTCGTCCAGCATCCACTGCCTGAACCGGGGGATGTGGTTCCCGTAGCCGACCATGTCGAAGTACTGGTTGCGGAAAGCGTAGAAACTCGTGCCGAACACCCGGCTGTTCAGGAACCGGTATTCCGAGAACACGTCCAGTTCCTTGTTCGTGATAAGTGTCCCGGTGAGCAGCAGCCGGTAGGACGCACGGTCGCCAAGGCTGTGCATGGCCCTGCTCTGCTTGCTGCGGTTCTCCTTGATCTTGTGCCCCTCGTCCGCGATGATGAGGTCGGCGTCATACTGGAGCAGTTCCTTTTCAAGGATGCGGGCGGACTCATAATTGACCACCAGTACCTGCAGCCCGTCCCCGGACACCTCCCGGATCTGCTGCCTTTTCTTTTCGCCTGTCCCCTTAAGGACCGTCAGCGAATACGGGAATGCCGCCATGGATGAAAACTCCTCGTCCCAAACCCCGAGGATCGATAAGGGGGCAACGACCAGGACGCGGTTTACAAGGCCGAACTGGTAGAGGATCCCGGCGATACCTATGGACGTAAGGGTCTTGCCGCAGCCCATTTCCATGAGGAGAGCCACGCCCCTGCTGCGGCTGTCGGAAGGGAGGAGGCCGAACTTCCTGCAGGCAAAGTCGAACGCCGCCTGCTGGTGCAGGTACGGCCGCACCTTGATGGGCATCGGGAGGGAGGGGTTATTCTGATTCGCCATGCTGTCCACCCCCGTTCCCGATTTCCTTTATCTCAATGCCCTCCACAGTCTTGCCCGGCGTGATGACCAGGACGTCCGTGAACTCACCGAAGAGCAGCTTCAAAAGGCGTTGCGGGAGCCGAAGGGACGTCCCGCTGACCACGCGCTCTTTTTCACCATTGCGGTTGGCAATACTGACCTGTATCTTGTGTCGCAGATTTTTCATATCTATATGTCCTCCTGTCTCTGAACGGATCTGCTGTCCGGGGGAAGGCTTTCTTCCCCTACTCCTTTGCGGGAAAATCAACCCCTTGCGGGGACTGCCGGGGAGGACTCCGGCAGTATGGCAGACGCCCCATGGCGTCAGCCCTTCCTGGTCCGGCGGCGTTTCACGGGCGTGACCCCGAATGCGTCCGCCACCTTGCCGATCACGTCATTTTTGACATTGAGGACAGCCTGGAGTTTCTTCTCCTTTCCGGAGGCCGCGACCTCTTCCTTGCGGATCTCTTCCAGCTGTTTCCCCTCGCCGAAATGGGAGAAGAACAGGTTCTGCTGCCGCTCGTTGCATTTGATGTCGATGACCTCGCGCACCCTGGCGATATCCGGGTTCTCCTCCACTTCGTCAGCACAGAGGATGTTTGCGGGGTCATCACCCGTCCGGGAGACCGTATCCCAGGGATCTGTGGCATCTTCACCTTCCGGGTCAGCCTCATAGCGGTTGCGTTTTGCCTCGAACAGCGGATCCTTGTTCTCGTTTTCGTATCGGTTACCGAGGTCTTCGTCATGGTCCATGCTGTCCAGGAGCAGGATAATCTCCTCGGTAATGCCATCCTTTCCCACCGCCAGGGGGATTCGTTCGTACCGCCCGGTATCCGGGTTCAGGCGTTCGTAGTAGTACGCCGTGCCATCATCCGCCAGGTAGCACTGCCTGTTGGGGTCATAACTGCTGGTACGTTTCTTCGTTTCATCTTTCTTCATTGCAGTGTCCTTTCCGTCCGGTGCGGGCGGAGGACACAAAAAGAGCCTGTGGTCGAAGATGAACCACAGGCCCGGCAGCCGAAAAAGAGCGCACGAAGTCAACGGTGTGGATACATCTTCATCCAACCGCAGCGTTCTGCTGCGTTTTGGACTCTTATGCATCCCGCCGCCCTTATAGCGCTATTCGGACTTTGAGATATTATTGTGGGGTTCCCCCGAAGGGGATGGGCGGGCTGATTGGGTAATCCGTCACCGCCCATCAGGATGTGACTTTACTTCTTCTTGCCCGGTCTCGTCTGAGCCAGGGCACTTCCGGCAACGGACTTAGAGTCCTTGCCATAGCGGCTATCCTTCAAAATGCGGCTTGCCTTAGAGGCAACGGCTTTTGAAGTCTGCTTGCTGTTTTTCGCCATCGATCTCACCTCACTTTCTTTGCCTTATTTCCAGAATCATCTGAAGCATAGTTACTATATCGCAGAAGGGATTTAAGAAATATGGTGAGAGTCTGGCGAGAATCTGGGGAAAGTCTGGGAAATAAAAAAAACCCTCCGGATAATCCGAAGGGCACAAAAAAGAAGGGGCTAACACACCCCTTCTCTGTGTTGTAGTTATTTAATCTGTATATCCGATTAGAAGTCCATACCGGCCTTCATCTTCTTTATGCGTAAATCTTTCAAGTCTGGCTCCGGCATAGTCAATGTCCGGAATCTGGTTCTCTGCTATGATTACCTGTCCGAAATCCTGATGTTTGACAAGATACTCGAACAGTCCCTTTCTCATGACAGCACTGGTATCGCTGCCGCCCTCTTTCAGAGAAAGAATCGGGGAGTCCATGAGCAGAACCCCAAGACTGTGCTTTCCCTTTTCAGACAGATACTGATGGAGTGCTATAGCTACTACTGCATTGAGGAATGCCTTATAGCCACCACCATATTTCTGTTTTTTCTTTCCGTTGACAACGATATCAAAATCTTCGCTTTCGAAGTCAAAATAGCAGTTACTGAACTTATCGAACTGGACCTCCTTAAGAATATTGTTTAGCAGGTCATTAAAATCAGATACAAATTCTGCAGTGAAATTATCCTGCGCCTTAAAAGCTGCCTGGTCATCCTCGGCATCCTCTACCTTTTTCGGTGTTGTGAGGTATTTCTCGATCCGCTCTATAACATCTTGCTGACTGGAGGAATCGACTGCCTCCTGGAGAGTATCTATCTGTTGCTGCAGTTCGATTATGGCTGGCTGAAGATCCTGATTTATCAGGTTCGCCAGTCTCAGGCTCTCTTCCTGGCACTCAGCAATACGTTTTTGATATTCAGAGATTTCCCTGTCAATGTCTTTCTCAGCATCCATTACGTCATTGAGTTGCGGAAGGATTCTCTGTAATTCAGCCTGTGCTGCCTCGGCATATGAAACGCTCTGCTGGGGAGTCATATCTGCCCCGCAGAATGGGCATTTCTCAGGTTCCTTTACGTCTTTGAGTTTCTGCTCACCGTCAATGATAAATGTGATCCTCTTGATATCTGAATGATACTGCCCCCGGAGAATCTGATACCGATGCTTCATAAGCGAGGCAGATTTCAATTCCTCGTTCATTGCAACGATTTCTTCAGAAAGACTCCTTCTCTGTTCCGTTGCCTCTGACATACGGCTTTGGGCATCATTTATCTGCTGCATAAGCACTGCGATTTTTTCTCTTACCTGCTCCGGTGATAAGATTTCTCTTTTTACTTCCAGTTTCAGTTCGGAGAGGTATTCGAGGTTTTCATTCTTCACCAAGGCCCGGATTTTATTTTCGGTATTTTTCTGTTTTGTTCCGGTTTTCTCCTTATACTCCTTGAACTCTTCCTCATTCAGGAAATAGAGGAGTGTGCTCTTCATGGCCGTTTTGGAAAAAGGTCCGCCACTTGTATAAAAAACGCTTTGACGCCTGTTGATATTTTCCAGGGGAACGCACATCAGATTCAAAAATGACCGGAGCGTTAATGACTGTCTTACGGCGTTCTCATTTTTGATGACCTTTACATCTTCATCAATACCAAGAATGGTCATCCAGACAGAATTGATCCAGTATTTTGATTTACCAGCCGTATACTGATGAGATTCAATCCGGAGGTCGGTACTGTCCACCTGGATCTTTGTACTTCCCAGTTTACGTTCCATCTTTACAGATCCGTGAGGGGTTTCCACTTCCAGATGTACCGTATCACACCCAGTGCTTTCATCTATCACGAACTTGTCATGATCAAGGCCACACATGAAATCAAAGCTGTCAAGGATCCAGCTCTTCCCAGTATCATTTGCGCCATGAATGATATTCAGGCCATTTATAAACTCTACGGCAGACTCTTCGATTCCCGGGCCTGTAAACCACAGCTTTTTTATATAATAATTACTCTTCATGGAATGCAGCCGCCTCCTTTTCAAGCGAAGCTACCGCCAGCTTGTTTATTTTATTCAGAATAACCTGTTCAGAGTCTCCAGAGAAATGCCTCAGGGCAAGAGAAACTTGTCTTCTGTAATCTTTAGAATACTTCGTATCAAGCTGCTGCGAGAATTCTTTCCCCCTTGAGGATATCTGATAGATAAAACCATTCTTCGTGGGTTTTACATCTACAAACCCTCTCCGTACAAGAAAGGCCATGCCGTCACGTGTCAGTTCCTTTCTTGTGGCAAACTCACTGAACTTGAACAGATTGTCACCATGAAGGTTCATTTCAGATATATCAAAGCTTTTTCCGTAGAGAGCTGCAAAGTCCACACCTGCAATCATATTTATTGTAAAATCCGTTCTTGCCTCTGTTTCGAGGAGCAGCAACACCCGCAGAGATGTTTCGAACGGCGTATTAAACAACTCCATCATCTTCATCCACCCACTGTATTTCTTTTTTGTTTGCCAGCATATGACACATACCTACTTTCTCCGCAGGGCCAATCCATCCAGGGAGAAGTGCAATTTGAGAACGAGTAATCGGTACCGACGCCGCCTGTCCAGTAACGGCACAGAGGCGTAAATAACCATTGTCATATGGAGGTATCAGCTTGGGCAAGATTCCCGCTTTTACTTCTTCCCGCATCTCATCAAATTCCTTGTATTCGATCGGCAGAAGCGCATCCTGTAGAGACCGCCTTATGGTCTCTGTTGCGTAGTAACATTTTCTTTGATATGCAAAATCCTTTTTATATCTGCGATGCCGTTCTACATCCCTCCGGGTATATTTAGGAACATCTTCAGCACTTGCGTAGGCATCGTACAGAGCTTCTACATAAATCATTTCCGAATCATCAATGGTTACAGGAACTGGGAGCGGATCCGGCCTTTTATACTTACTCAGCATTTCTTTCAACGTATTAACGTCGCTGAGTATTTCCGCATCTGTAATATGTCTTCTGTTCGCTGCGGTTCGTAATTCACCACCTGGCCACCGGATGATAACACCTGCTTCATCGAGTTCTACAGTGGCAGCTTTTCCCACGAAACTTTTTACATAATCCCTGGGGATCTCCCGTATCCCATCTTTACAGTCCTCATTATCGGTTTCCAGCACTGAAAACCGCACAAGGGATGTGAGAAGACAGGTAAGGTCTATTGATGTCGCCGATAAAGCTGCCCCCTTTGTATATCCCTTTAACCAGCTAATGGGTGTATCTGAATCAAAAGATTTGTCATCAGATAGAATTGCAAGGACTGCCGATAATAATGGTATCCGCATACTGTCCTTAATCTTGGGCATTACGTTTGCCTCGAATGCATCTAATGCTTTTTGGGGATCACAGTTACGGACAATCTCCACTATATCCCCGGGCACCTTGGCATGACCGTTTTTTAAATGACCCGGCAGCGAAGTATCACGATAGGAAAGATCTGCACCAAAAGACACAAGGATGGCATTACACAACGGATCATTTTTAACCCCTTGGCCCCTTGCCTGATACATTAAGCCAAATAATGTACCGAAACAAATACGCTTCACTGCAACAATCTCTCCCTTCTTTTAATCTTTCTTTTCTATAGATTCAAAAGACCTATACACATCTTTCTGCCAGACAAATAATACTCATATACCATCTCTGCAGGCAGAAACCGCACCTTAATGTTTTGCAGACCGAGAGATGACAAAATCTCCATTGACACCTCTCCGCGGTTTTCAATTTCTTTGTTCTCAGTAGGCATCAGGAAACAATTCTTTACCATAGAAAACCCGTGATCCGTTATAAACTTTTGATATGCCAACTGATAAAGATACTGCTTTGTTACAGACTCAATTCCCGGCTGCCCCTTTGGCGCATCTCCCGGAACAAGCTGTGCATTATAATACTTTGCATCAAATATAATGAACTGATTGCCTGTAATCGAAACAAGGTCAGGGATAAGAGTATCTGCTGCAGTTTTCCCAGTTACTGACCACAGCGGCTTTTCTATTAATTCAATCAGCTTCTGCTTTCGGTCATATTCCGGCTTGAGCGGTATCGGCAGCTGCAAAGCACCAAGTCTGACATTAAGCTGATTGTCCATAATATCAGCACATATACCCTCCCACACAAGATTGAAGCTGTTGGTGCCGAAAAGCGACAGGCAATCTGTATCATAAAGACTGCCGCTTCGTGCAATATAGGCATAGATGGTTTTCAGCAAAAGCTGCTTTCTGGTGTTGAACTGTGTATTCAGTTCTTTCTCTATACGATAGAGTATATACTCCTCCTCACCAAAATCATCGAGAACTTCATCGGTCAAATTCACTTCCGTAATTTCAAAGAGATCGAGCAGTTCTGCATCCTTCAGTTCTTCCGATGCCTTCGTCAGAATGCTTTCATGCAACCGCTTAAAATAATCATAATCGTCCGTGACACGCTTCTTTGTCTGCAGATCAATATAGTAGGGTCTGTTATTCGACAAAAGGGTAAATGTCTCGTTGATTGTCTTATCCCAAAGAATCTCGCCGGAACCGTTGCTCTCGATAATATCCTCTGTGTTGCTGTACACGCCGTTCTCATAATAATCCTGCAGGAGAAACAAAAGCACAGCAAGCAGATTAAAGGCTCTACTCTCGCTACTATCATTGAACATCCTGACAATCTGTTCCTTGGTGTTATATTTCTCCAGAACTTTCAGTACCTGCCGCAGTTCATTCTTTGGCTTATCAGCATTCAGAAGATACTTCGGATAGCACTTCAGAACGCGACCAGAAACAACAATAACCCCCACGAAAGTAAAGACATACAGATATTCATTTTCACCGACCTCAACGTCAGCAACCTCGATATCCTCATCCATGAGATCAGACATATCTCTTTGGATTTCAGAGGCTTTGACTGCCTTAAGAACACCGAACTCTTTTAATTTCCGTATCAGTAGAACCGTTCTTTCTTCAGAGCATTGAAGTATTCTACACAAGTCTTTCTGTGTATATCTTTTTTGCTCTCTTACGAACTCAGAGATCATGAGTCAAGACCTCCTTAGTTTTCTTCTTCCGTCGGTGTCCACTGCGGCTCCTCTGGCTCGGTTTCAAGCTGGATATCGTGATTAAAGATACCGATACCCTTGGCTTCAAATTCCCTGCAGATTTCCGAATAGCGGGTGCTATCCTGGAAACAACCCTCAAATAATTTAGCCCGTTTCTGCTTTGCGGCATCCTCGAACAGATACATGATTACTTTGTTCTTGAAGACACGGATAAACTGATCACGGTCAATCTCATCCCCATCAGTGGGAACCACAATACTTCTGGCAATGAAGTAGGGGCCAAGTTGCTTATCCTCATTGATTTTCTCTTTTGCCAGGAAATGATTGATAGCCTTCCGCAACTTGTTCCATTCAACCTTCTGCGATTTATCGTCCGCAAGATACACGTACTTGCCACGGATTTTTTCATCACTGTCATCGATGCCAAGATATGTGAAATCCCAACGGCGCTTAAATGCCGTATCCATCGGAAACACACCTTGGTCAGCACTATTCATAGTAGCCCATATGAACAAGTTGTCCGGAATACGAATCTTGGCATAATTCTCTGGGATGCCTCCCAATTCTTTAGCGAGGTATGCTTTGATGTCTTCGGACGCCTGAATCGGATACTCGCTAATCTCATCATCTCCACGGTCAAGAAGCTGAAAGATATCACCGAACACCGCAGCTACGTTCGCACGGTTGATCTCTTCAATAATTAGTAGATGTGGTTTCGGATTGTCTGATCTCGCACTTTTTAATGCTTTTACGTACATCCGCATAAAAGGACCAGGTACATATTCATATGCAATATCACTGGTGGCCTCTTGGCCAGTAAGCAATTGGACATATTTTCTGATTGCTTTACCGTGATTTCTTTCTACACTATTGTCACCTACTGCATCTGAACCATCTTGCTTTCTGGTCTTAAAAATCTCATCTGTATACAAACCGAGAAGAACCGGCAATCTTGTCAGACCTTCATCCTTAAATCGTTCAAAAAGAACATCATATTTTTCCTGAGCGGATTTACTTTTATCATTTAGGATAGAAACTACATAATCCGTATCTGGGTCACCGGTATTTTTTTTATGAACAACCATAACCGGTTTATATGTTCCTACAAAATTTGCGTAGGAATAGTCAGGATGAAACGTAACTCGCTCATAATCCGACTCGTTATCTACGCCGATTAAATCTTTGCTCTCTTTATTTACAGTAAAGCTTTTTCCTGTTCCTGGAGCGCCGAATAATATCCTGTTGCGTGGATATTTGGATTTGATCCCTGTGTGGAAAACGAGTTCTCCCACATCATTCACATCACTATCCTCAGGTTCCGGTGGTGTATGTTCTGCAAGTTCAGATACTGCACCGGTATGAAGCCAATCGCTGTTACGAAGATAGAAATAGAGAAACCCCGGTTTAAATGCACAAGCATACTCTCCGCGTCCCTTATCGTGCTGAACAAAGCCCTCCTGGATTGCTTTAGCAATACTGTCAATCTTGATTTGTTTTGAAATCGGTGTCTCCGGAGAAGCTGCATTCGATTGCATCACTTTCCAAGTACAAAATACAGTCTGCCCATCTTTAGAATAAACGCCAAGGAATACGCCCTTCTTTCCCTGACTATGTTTTTCATAAACATAATTCAAGTATTTGGCTTTTGGCTGAATTCTTTGTTCATCTTTCAGCCCTTGCCTGCCACCAGGAGTCGTACCCTTACCGCAAATAAACACCTCATCAAGATTTCCATTCTCCGGGAAGGTCACATGAAAAACATCATCGAGATTTTCTACCTGACTGATTTCTGCATGGAATGGAAACAATTGAAAAGCCGACCTTAAGCTTTGAAGAACCTGTTCGGCAGAGAAATATGTGCTGCGATCATAATCCTCCGTCACAATAGATCCATCTCTATTGGCAAATTGATACTCTGGCATTTACATCGCCTCCTTTACTTGCTGTCAGGGAAATATTGGCGCTTTATCTCCGTTGCCACTATCTGTGCCATTTTTACCGGAACTGCATTTCCAACCTGTCTCCACTGATCACGGAAATCTCCACATAATTCGTAATCATCATCAAACGTTTGAATTCGTTTGATTTCATTAATGCGTAAAAACCTGTTTTTCCAATGGAACGGTCCCATATTATTAGAGAAACTGGCTTGAATTGTCCAAGATGGTCTTTCTGGGGACAGTTTCAGTAAAAACGACCAGTATCTCGAGCGCCATTTAAAAATCGGATTCGGGTACCCACGTTCTGCTGTAAAGTACAGATAATTGTCTCCAGGAGGAACCAGTTTCAATAAATCCTTATGCTTTGATCCTGCTTGCATCTCTGCATCTTCTGGAAGATCATAATCCAAGTCTCCAATAGCATCGCCACAAGTAACCCATGGTTTCTTATTGCCACGCTTATCTTCCGGCACCTTCTCTGGATCATAGTGTGTTTCCTCTGGAAACACGAATTTTTCTCCTTCGCCCCGTTTAATTCCTACACAAATAAAACGTTCACGCATCTGCGGTACGCCATAGTTAGCAGTATTGACAACTTTATAGGTTATGTCATATCCATACTCTTCCGCACGTTCTTGGAGCAATTCAAATGCTGCCCTGTGTGGCTTATACACAAAACCAAATACATTCTCAAAAAAGAATACCTTTGGTCTAATCTCATCTAACGCCCTAAAGTATTCATAAAGCGTAAATGAATTCTCATCCTCCAGGGCACGCTTCTTATCCGTGCGATAAAAGCGCGATTTAGAATAAGCAGGACACGGCGGTCCTCCCACAAGTACATCAATATCCTCTTTCTTCATTCCAATTTTGGCAAGACTGGCATCATAATCGATATTGCGAATATCATCGCACACAACTAACTTACCAACCTTATTCTTCTCTAACGTGTCACAGGCTGGCTGCCAGAAGTCTGTGGAAAAGCAAATATCATAACCTGCCTTTTTAAATCCACAATCTATCCCCCCACCGCCCGAAAAAATGCTTAATACATTAGGCATTATTCTAAACTCTCCTTTAAATATTCTATCATCGCTTTTCCCATAAGACACGGAACTGCATTCCCTATTTGCTTTTGAACAGAACGCCTTGTCCCACAGAATTTATATCCTCGCGGGAATGTTTGTATGGCGGCGGCTTCAGGCGCACGGAGCCTCCTGTTATCCCAGTGAAAAGGACCAACCCAAGGGCCAGGCTGTGCCGTAATCGTCCATGAAGGCAACTCCGGAGACAGTTTCAGCAAAAAACTCCAAAACCTTTTGTCAGCAACAAACTTTGGATTAGGATATCCTGCCCAGGCGGTTAATGCTTTGTAATTCTGTCCAGGCGGAACTTCACAGAGGTCCTCATAGTAAGTACCACCCTTTGTGACTTCATATTCCTCGAAGTATTCATCGCCCTCAAAGCCTTCAAGAAAGGGACCAACCGCTGCGTAGGGCTTCAAACCCGTTATTGCACAAGTTTCCGGATCGCCGTGTGTCTTTACAGGCTCACTTCGTTTAAATTCACCTTTTGTCCCTATGATAAAAAGGCGTTTGCGCTTTTGCGGCACTCCGTAGTCCAATGCATTGGCCCGAACAATGGTATATTTATAACCATTCTCAACAATTATTTCGATGAATTTTTCAACTATCGACTTATTGGTCGGATGCATCAAACTCTCGACATTCTCAAAGACAAAGCCGTCTGGTTGAATGTCCGTAACAACACGAAGGTACTCATCCACAAGTGTTGCCCGTGGATCATTGATTCCCTTTCTCGTATTATTGCCAACCCAATAGCCAGCTTTTGAAAAAGGCTGGCAAGGAGCTCCACCAATAACAATAAACTTTCGATGTTCATGTTTATCGACTATTTTCTTAAAGACATCGCTGTCTATCTTATGTAAATCCCCTTCAAGTATCTCTGTATTTCCAAAAAGATCTTCATTTGCTTTAAGCGTTTTAATGCAGTCAGCATCAAAATCAGTACTGGAAACCACGGGAACTCCAGCCATGAAACTTGCGATGTCCAATCCCCCCGCTCCAGAGAATAAGCTGACTGCGATTATATCGTTACTCATTTGCATCTCCTAATCTATAGATTACATGGCACTCTTGCCACTCTTTACCCATTCATCAACTTCTGATAGCTTAAACTTCCATTGCCTTCCGATCTTGTGCGCAGGTATATCTGTCTTCTTTATCCAATTTCTTATAGTATCTTTATTAACACCCAGATATTCAGAAACCTCTTCCAGGCTTACCCAAGGTTCATTGTTTTGAACTTGCATCCTCTACCTCCTTCCGTGCAATTGAAGCCTTTCGTATTATACACGAACAGGCATGAACAGTCAACATTTTCTATGATTTCCCAAGTTTATCTATGAATAACTATGAATTACCGTGTTTTAATCGTGTTTGGCAAATTCACAAAAGAATTAACATGAATATGTACATTTTAACAGCAATGTGATAAGATATTAACATCTTGTCTACAGGAGGTACTACTATGCCATATAATCAAATAACCCCCGCTGGGACTATCGCACCTGGTGCTGACCCCAAGGGTCCTTCCCGGAAAGAAATCCGCGATATAATTGAAACCGCCCTAAATAAAGACGATTTTTCATTTTCTTGGTCCTCTCGCAACAGGCAACCGTACGAAGGAACCCTTGATACAGGTTCAAACAATGTTAGTTTATATATCTACGCATGGCGCATTAGCAACGGAGGTCGTAAAAACCTCCCTTCAGAAAAACGCATCCAGATTTCTCAAACTGTCGATAATGTGGGATTTCACCGTCCTATAACAGCAGGTCAAAAAACTCTTCTGCTGGGCATCTATGACAGTCCGTCCGGAACGCCTATTTTTGCAGCCTGGGATGCCGCTTCAAACGCCTCCCACACACAAAAGTCCTGTCAAGTTCAAGTTGAAGATCTCTGTGCGGCCTTAACCGAGCATATTCACGAATGCCAAGATAGCAAAGGTAATACCATTTTTACGTTTTTACCTGACTATTTAGGAGACTACATTGACTTAGTCGTAGCCGGTAACGCATTAGCTATACCCGCCGGAGCAGCAGGCACGCTTGATAAAAAAGTGAAAGCCGCTACATTGCCAAGCAGAAAGAAACGTGCAATAAAGTCTACTGATAAGATACTTGCACAGATTGGAAATCTTTCTTCTACCGAGCGGACCGCGGTTACAAAGCAAAGAGTTGGTCAGGGATTGTTTAAGGATTTGCTGATTAATAAGTACCATAACCAATGTGCCCTTTGCCGAATTACAACCTATCAGATGCTTATTGGCAGTCATATAAAGGCATGGAAAGACAGTAACGATACGGAAAAAATGGACGAAAACAACGGTTTGTTGTTATGTGCACATCACGATGCTCTTTTTGACAAGCATTTAATCTCCTTCGAAGATACAGGAGATCTTATCGTGTCCCCTACGCTTTCAGTTGCAGAACAACATGAATTGCAGATAGGTGCTATTCCTTCGATTACTGTTACTTCCGGAATGAAACCATATCTTGCTGATCATAGATCGAAACTAAAGAAGTAAGGGCGGTGTGGGTTATGGATGATTTCCCTAAAAAGAAAGAATTGATGGATGCTATTATAGCTGTTCTTCAAGGGAATGGTGCCGCAATGAAAACGGCAGAAATAGATGCCGCAGTTGCAAAAAAGATGAACCTTTCCGATGAAATGCTGGCTATTGAAGAAGCAAACTGCACCGGCTCTGAATACAGTTACCGCATGCGTTGGGCAAGAACGGAATTAAAACAGAAAGGGAAGATTGTAAATTTAAGTCGAGGCGTCTGGGGATTACACGGATAATCTCACTTTAACAGCAAAATCATAGCTACAACTATCCTAAAAAGCAAAATCGTAGCCGTAACCTCTATCATCGATATGTTCTGATATAAAGAGAAAAAGGATTCCCGTTTCCCTGGGCAGCACATACCCGGGTAACGGGAATCCTTTGATTTCAAGGCATTTTCAGCCTGTTTTCTCAATTATGTGTTAGCAAAACTACGGTCTCGACGTGCCCCGTCCCCGGGAACAAATCCACCGCCTCCGCCCTGACAGCATCATATCCCCGCTCCCCAAACAGCTTCAAATCCCGTGCCAGCGTGCCGGGGTCGCAGGACACATATACCACCCGCTCCGGGGACATCTCACAGATGGAGTCAATCACCTCCACTGCAAGCCCTTTTCTGGGCGGGTCAATGGAAACCACATCCGGACGCAGCCCCCGGCGGGCAAGCTGGGCGGCGGCATCCTTTGCATCGGCGCAGAGGAACTCGGCATTGTCAAACCCATTGCGCCGGGCGTTCTCTCTGGCGTCTTCAATGGCCTCCGGGACGATCTCCGCACCAATCACCCGTCCCGCCTGCTGCGCCATCACCAGCGAGATGGTGCCGGTGCCGCAGTACAGGTCAACCACTGTCTCACGCCCGGTGAGTGCGGCAAAAGCCACCGCCCGCTGATACAGCACCTCCGCCTGCGCCCGGTTCACCTGAAAGAAGGAGGGGACGCTGAGCCGGAAGGACAGTCCGCAGAGGGTGTCGTAGAGAAAATCCTGTCCCCACAGCGTCCGAAACCCCTCTCCCAGAATCACATTGGTATCCCGGGTGTTTTCGTTGATCACAATCCCCACAAGGGCAGGAACCGCCTCCCGTAGGGTCTCTACCAGCTCGCTTTCTTGGGGCAGGGCGGCGGCATTGGCCACCACGCATAAAAGCACCTCTCCCGCTTGATTGCTCCGGCAGAACAAATGCCGCACCAGTCCGGTGCCCCTCTGCTCGTCATAGGGCTGCACGCCATACCGCTCCATCCAGCCCTTCAGCGCCCGTCCCGCCCGGTTGCAGTCCTCGCTTTGCAGCAGGCAGTCGGGCACGTCCACCACGTCGTGGCTTCTCGCCCGGTAAAAGCCCACACGAACCCCATCCTCCAGCGTCCCGCCCACGGGAAACTGCACCTTGTTTCGGTAGCGGTTGCGCTGGGGGGCGGGGTGGATGCAGGAGGTTTTCAGCGTCAGCCCCCCAATGCGCTCCAGCGCATCGTCCACCCGCTGACGTTTCAGCCGCAATTCCTCCTCGTAGGTACAGTGGCGCAGCACGCAGCCCCCGCATTTTGGAAAAGCGGGACAGTCCGGGACAATCCGGGCAGGGGAGGGGCTTATGACTTCCACCAGCCTTGCCCAGCCGCAGCGACGGGTCACCTTCATCATGGATACCCTGCACACCTCACCCTCCAATCCGCCCCGGACAAAGACGGTCAGTCCGTCCGGCAGATGGCACACACCGTCTCCCTGCGCTGTTGCCGCTGTGATGGTGACGGTATGAATCGTGTTTTTCAGGCTGTTTGCCATGTCAGTATCCTCCAAAACCCATGTTGAATATCGCCATTATACTTTGCCTGCGCCCTGCTTGCAAGGGTGGAATCCGTCTCCCATGGTGAAAATGTCACAAAATGTTTACCGTTGCCCGGTGAAATATTTCCATCTGCCACTTTTAACCGGGACGGGGTTATGTTATAATGCCCGTGTATGCAAATTGTCATCATTCCCAGAGAAAGGAAGTATTACTTTGGGCTTATTCAGTAAGTTATTTGGCACCCCCTCCCAGCGAGAGGTCAAGAAAATCACCCCCATGGTGGACAAGATCGAGTCTCTGTCCGAGGAATACAAGGCGCTGTCAGACGCCCAGCTCAAGGCAAAGACCGAAGCCTTCAAATCCCGGTACGCCGGGGGAGAGTCCTTAGACGACCTGCTCCCTGAGGCGTTTGCCACTGTCCGGGAGGCCTGCGACCGGGTGCTGGGACTGCGCCCCTACCGTGTCCAGCTCATCGGAGGCATTATCCTCCATCAGGGACGGATTGCCGAGATGAAGACCGGCGAAGGTAAAACGCTGGTTGCCACCCTGCCCGCCTACCTGAACGCCCTCACCGGCGAGGGTGTCCACATCGTCACCGTTAACGACTATTTGGCCAAGCGTGACTCGGAGTGGATGGGTAAGGTCTACCGCTTTCTGGGGCTGAAAGTGGGACTGATCGTCCACGGCCTCACCCGTCAGGAGCGGCAGGAGGCCTATCAGGCGGACATCACCTACGGCACCAACAACGAGATCGGCTTTGACTACCTGCGGGACAACATGGCCATCTACGACCATGATCTGGTTCAGCGGGGCCAGAACTTCGCCATCGTGGACGAGGTGGACTCCATCCTCATCGACGAGGCCAGAACCCCTCTGATTATCTCCGGTCAGGGCGAAGCCTCCAACGAGATGTACAACATGGCGGACCGCTTTGTGCTCACCCTCCGCCGCTACACCGTCCCCGAGTCGGATGACAAGGAGATCGACGAGGAGATCAACCAGAACTACGACTATGTGGTGGAGGAAAAGCGAAAGACCTGCACCCTCACTGCCCGGGGTATCTCCAAGGCGGAGCAGTTCTTCGGGGTCACCAACCTGGCCGATGCGGAAAACGCCAGCCTGAACCACTACATCAATCAGGCCATCCGTGCCCACGGCGTGATGAAGCGGGACGTGGACTATGTGGTGAAGGACAATCAGGTCATCATCGTGGACGAGTTCACCGGACGGCTGATGTACGGCAGACGGTACAACGAGGGCCTTCATCAGGCCATCGAGGCAAAGGAAGGCCTTGAGGTCGCCCACGAGAGCAAGACCCTTGCCACCATCACCTTCCAGAACCTGTTCCGCCTGTACAAAAAGCTCTCCGGCATGACCGGTACCGCCATGACCGAGGAGGAGGAGTTTTCCTCCATCTACAATCTGGACATTGTGGAAATCCCCACCAACCGCCCGGTGGTGCGTATCGACCAGCCTGACTGCGTGTACAAGACCGAGGCGGGCAAATACCGTGCCATCGTGGAGCAGATTGTGGAGTGCCACCAGAAGGGTCAGCCGGTGCTGGTGGGTACCATCTCCATTGAAAAGTCGGAAAAGCTGTCCAAGCTCCTCCGCCAGCGGGGCATTCCCCACAACGTTTTGAACGCCAAAAACCACGAGCGTGAGGCGGAAATCGTAGCTCAGGCGGGTAAGTTCGGTGCTGTCACCGTGGCCACCAACATGGCAGGCCGTGGTACCGATATTATGCTGGGCGGCAACGCCGAATATCTGGCCACCGCCGAGCTGCGCCGCAAGGGATATGACGACGAAGTCATCGCCGAAGCGGTAGGCTATGCGGACACCGACAACGAAGAGATTCTCAAAGCCCGAACCCTCTTCCGGGAGCGGATGGACGCCTACAAGGACGACATTGCCAAGGAAGCGGCAAAGGTGCGGGAAGTGGGCGGACTGTACATTCTGGGCACCGAGCGCCACGAGTCCCGCCGTATCGACAACCAGCTGCGTGGACGTTCCGGCCGTCAGGGCGATCCCGGCGAGAGCCGCTTCTTCCTGTCTCTGGAGGATGACATCCTCCGTCTCTTTGGCTCTGAGCGGATCTCCCGGCTGATGGACACCCTGAACATTGACGAGGACACCCCCATCGACGCCAAAATGCTCTCCGGCGCCATCGAGGGCGCTCAGAAGCGGGTGGAAAGCCGCAACTTCCAGATCCGGAAGGGCGTGCTGGACTACGACGACGTGATGAACACCCAGCGTGAGGTCATCTACGCCGAGCGCCGCAAGGTGCTTCAGGGGGACGACTTGAAGCCCTACATCGAGGCCATGATTGACCGGATGATCGAGGAGCAGGTGTCCGGTCTGGCAGGGGAGCGGGGCAGAATTGCCGCCGCCGACCTGAAAGAGGCGCTGAAAAACTACCGTGGCGTGTTCCTGCTCCCCGACGAGCTGAACTACACCGACGAGGAGCTGTCCACCATGACCGCCCAGCAGGTGTGCGATCAGGTGAAGGAGCGTGCCCACGACATCTACGCCAAAAAGGAAGCTGCGCTTGGCGCAGAGCTGATGCGGGAGCTGGAACGGGTCATCTTCCTGCGGGTGGTGGACGAGTACTGGATGGATCACATCGACGCCATGGACGATTTGAAACAGGGCATCCGGCTTCAGGCCTACGGTCAGGAAGACCCGGTGAAGGCCTACAAGCGGGAGGGGGCGGATATGTTCGACCAGATGAACGCCGCCATCCAGCATGAGGCAGTGCGCCGCATTTACATCGCCCGTGTCCAGACCAACAAGGTGGAGCGCAAGGCGGTGGCCAAGGTCACCGGGGAGAGCGCCGGCGACGGGCAGGAAAAGCCCCGCCGTGCCCCCGTCCGCAAGGCAAAAAAAGTTGGTCCCAACGATCCCTGCCCCTGCGGCTCCGGACTGAAATACAAGAAATGCCACGGACGCAACCGGGGCATTGAATAACAAGGTTTTAGGAAGCGCTGAATAAATCTCTCGGATGGATGAGCGAGGATGTTTTTTGCCAGTCGGGGATAAAAGACCGAAGGAATACTGACGTATTTCAAGGGATTTTAGACCCGGATGGCGGAAAACAGACCGCTCAGACGCCTTAGCCTGATTTGTTCAGCGGTTCCTTAGATCAATCCGCCGGAGAACCCGGATTCCCTCGCAACTGACGAAATTTTCTTGCCTACGAATCATTGCCAATGCCCCCCTCCCTGAGGGGGCTGTCACGAAGTGACTGGGGGAGTACCCCCTGCAATATCCACCCATCATCTCCCACACAGAGAGAGGAGCCTGTCTATGTCTGTCTTTCGCTGCTATTCCGA